CGATAAGTATTTCGGCAAGGGCAGCATGGCTATCGTCTCCGGTCGCTTGCAGCTCAGAGAATGGACTGACAAGGACGGAAACAAGCGCAGGACGGCGGAAGTTGTTGCCGAGAGTGTTTACTTCGGTGAGAGCAAAAAAGCCAGCAGCGAGGCTCCTGTGGCTTCTCAGAGGCATACCACGAGCAAGCAGAGCTTCGAAGAGTTTCAGGACGACGGCGACCTGCCGTTTTAAGGGGTGATATTATGTTGTGGATCATTGTAGCGTTTTTCGTTGGATTGTTTTCCGGGTTCGTTTTGTGCGTGCTCGGCGAATTGCAGATTGAAAAGAAAACAGCCGAAAGCGGGATCATCAAACTCGATGGAAAGCTGTATACGTTGGAAGAGGTTTTCGACAAATAGTCCTTCCGCGACTGTGCAGGATTTGCTCGGCAAACTACGCGCAATATGCAAAAGCGGCTTGAAACCGCGCCAGACAAGGCAAGTCTATAATGGTGCGGTTTTATAGCCGACAAGATCACAAAAGCCCTCAAGCGTTGATATAACAACGTTTAAGGGCTTTTCGTTTTGGGCGAAAACCGTGTAAAAACGGCTCGGATTTTAGAGACAATATGCAAGCAATGCGCACGCAATACGCTATTTTAACGCATTCACAACGGCGTGAAGTTCCTCCGGCTCGAAGTGGGTATATACGGCATCGGTAACGTCGTCGCCTTTATGCCCGATGATTTTTTGCAGAGCGATTTTATTCACGTTCAGGCGTTGCAGCTCGGACACGAAAAAGTGCCGCGTGCTATGTATAGTCAGCTCGTCTCGGAGATCATGCAGAGCCTTGAATTTCTTCCAGCGTTTCGCGTGGAATGAATCATAACGAATTGGCTTGTCGCCGCGAGAGTTCACAAGCAGCCATTTCGTGCTGTTTTGATAATGCTTTTCGATGATGTGCTTTATTCGTGGGTGGATGGGTATATAACGATCCTCCCCCGCCTCGGTTTTTGATCCCGTAATGATATAGTTATCCTGCATATTGATTTGCGATTTTTGCAGCAGCAGCAGCTCCATGATCCGCATACCGGAATAGCAAAGGATCAGTAATATCTCAGCAGTCAAAAGCCCGTCAAGCTCCCACAGCTCATCGACTTCTGCCCGTGTGAATGGTACACGGTCAGATTTGCGGTTCTTTGACGGCACTGTAAGCGTGTCGGCGTAGCTCTTGTGTACAATATCATTCTCCATCGCGTAAGCCGTCAGCTTGCGAAAAAATGACGCTACGTTTGATTTTGCCGTAGGTGTTTCCAGCCCGTTTATAACGCCTTGAAAATGGGCTTTTCGCAGTTCCTTGAATACGGAATTATGCAGGGCGGCGACATGGTTAAAGCACGTTTTATTGTGTTTTTCCATTGCAGGCTTGAACGTGTTTTCTTTGCAATAGCGTTCGTACACCTCGGCAAGGGTTATCCTGCTTGCGTCAAGATCATACGGCGTGCGGTTATGTTCAGCGAGTGCAATCATAGCCTCTGATTTTGTGGCATGGTAGGAAATATATTTATATTTTTGTTTTCCGTCGTCAGACCAGCCTGCCGTTATACGGACGGCAAAAGGTCGGCGGCGTTTTCCACTCATACGGATTACGCTTCCGTAGCCATTAGCGTGTCTCATTTATTTCACCTCCACTTCTCCAATTCTTCACAATAGTATCAAAAATATAACAAACTGCCAACAACGCACTAATGCGAAAATGTTACAAATGTTTATATAATTGATACATAATCAACATTACAACGGTGGAGGTATTCAAAAAAATGACGGATGCGCATTTGCTTAGATATATAATCCGAAAAAATGGGGAAACGGTAGACGACCTCGCGGCGGCGATGGAAATGAGCCGTGCTACCTTGTCGGCAAAAATGAATAATAAGCGAGAGTTCAAAACGAGCGAGGTAATTTTCATAGTACGCCGTTACAAGCTGTCGCTTGAAATGTGCGCAGCGATTTTTGCGGTAGGTGAGTTATTATGCGTCTGACAGTAGCAGAGGCAGCGTCGATAATGGGTGTTAGTAAATCATACATACGAATAGGGCTGCAAAGGGGCTTGTTGCCCTTTGGCACGGCTGTTAAAATGTCAGGCAGATATACATATTACATCAGCGCAAACCGGTTCTATGAGTACGTAGGGCTGAAATACACTGAATATTCTGAAATCGAAAGGATAGAAGAAAATGAACAGCTTTGTTATTCTGGCGAAACTGCCGAGCTTGAACGATTATATTCTCGCCTGCCGAGCCAACAGATACAAGGGCGCACAATTTAAGCACGACGTCGAAGAGCTTATCGGCTGGAATATCAGACAGGCCCTTGCAAAAAAGACGTTGCAGCCGACGAGCGATCCGTTGACGGTAAATTTCGTCTGGCACGAGAAAACGAAGCGCCGGGATGCAGATAATATCGCCAGCGCAAAAAAGTACATACTGGATGCGATGCAGCGGCAAGGCGTTATTCCGAACGACAACCGAAAATACATAAGAGGCTTTACGGATATTATCATTGACGACACCGATGATTACGTCGAGGTCGAGCTTGTACCAATAGAATAAGGACGGCTTATTGACCGTCCTTTTCTTTTACATGTTTTTCGAGCAGCACTTTCACGTATTGATTGAAAGAACGGCTATCTTCCTTTGCAAGTTCCTCGATGCGCTGCTTGAGATCAGCAGGAATACGCAGCGGGATATAAACGGTATCGTTTGACATGGTTTTCACCTCCTTACGATATTGTACTACATATTGATACCGAAATGATACTAAAATTTTCAAAAAAGTTATTGACAGCCTCCCTCCCCGTGATAATATAAAGGCATCAAGCTGATACCACAACACGCATGAAAGGGAGATACAAAAATGACTAATATGCAGATTATTGTTAATTCGGCTGTCGAGCATGGGCTTTACAGTGAGGCTGAGGTCGAAGAGCTGTTCGTTGCAATGGGGTGCTTGCCTCTGTTCACGTTTGCAGAGTGGAAAAAGAGAGGCTACTCCGTCAAAAAAGGCGAAAAGGCGAAAATGATGTGCTACATCTGGAAGATGAAAAGAGAAAAGACGACCGTTCATCAGAAGAGCGGCGACGATGTGGAAGTCGATGAGAAAAACTTCTACAAGGTCAAGGCGTATTTCTTCATGCCGGATCAGGTCGAGAAGATTGAGAAGAAAGCAGCATAAAACAAAAAAGCCGAGGGGCGGCGGCTTAACCGCCCCACAACAAACAACAAAGGGGATATAAACATGATGTACACAAAAGCAGATGCAGAAAAGGCAGCAAAAACATTATTCTTCGAGGGGGCTGGATGTGTAGAGCGCGGCGACGTTGAAAATTGCAGGATCAGAACAGCGTTTCGCAATGATGATGGCAAGGCGTTTTATCTTGAGCTGACCGGATTCGAGGTTACGAAAAATTCTCCGGCATATATGCGAGAGTATGCCGTCGCCGGGTTCGTCGATTATTGTTATGAGCTGCCGGGAAATGGTTTCAAAAACGAGAATGTTTGCCGGGGCATTGAGCATCGATGTTTCGAGTATAGCAAAGATGGAATTCTTGAGTTCGTAAACCGCGAGTGCGGATGCAGCTTCGACCGGATCATTATTACTGATATGTTCGACGGTTATGCGGTTCACAAGCTGAACGGCGGTGTTAATTTCATGGAGGACTTCGAGTACAATCCGAAAAAGGCGATGGCTGCAAGAATGGCGTTTGACGAGATCGACTTGGAGATCAAGAGGCGCCTCGGTGCGCGGTATTCGCAGATTTCGCTTGTGAAAGTCGGGGCTGATTTCATTCAGGTTCGTTGTTATGCCAGCGACGAGAAAATGCGAGCGGCTTACCTCGATCCGAATGAAAGATATTTCACGGTCAAGATCGGAGGGCGTGAAAATGCTTAAAATCAAGCTGTTAGACGAGGATTTGATCTACATTGCAAATTACAATAGCTATTCCGGCGAGACCGGGAACGTGATGCAGCAGGCCTATATCATCTGCGCCGAGAACATTATCCGATGGGGCATGCCGGAAGAAAGAAAGCAGGAGCTGCTCGATGAGCTTTATAGCAAGTGGACAGTCGAGCTTGCGAACGAGGTTATGGGGGTGCGAGTATGAAATATATTTACGAGTTTCACGGCGGCAGGTTGAGCGGCAAAAGGCTCAACCGCCATGCGGTGGAGGAAATTGCAGCAGGGCATACGCCTGACAACAGCTTGAAGCGATCACAGGGCGTCTTGTGTGGTCGTGTTGAGTTAGACAAGCAGCCGAAAGTCGATGGTTATTTTGGCCCGATGTACGACGGCATCCGCCACGTCCTGAAAAATGGCAAAGAGAAGTACGATTTTGAACGATTTGACAGAGCGCAGGTCGTGAGATCATTCACCGTGCTTCGGTATGAGACGCAGGAAGTTTATAACGCTATGTGTAATTGATGGGGGTTAAACATGATTTTTTCGATTCTTGTTATTGTTGGGCTTATCATTTGCGTCGGGGCATTGGCTGGCAAGCGAAATTACAAGAAAATCAGCAAGCGGAACGGCGAAATTACGTTGGTAAAGATCAAGAGCATTACCGGCAAGAAGTTCACGTTCGAGGTACATTACGGCGACGTAGTTAAATATGAAATGTGGAAGATTGACACTCCACGATATAACGATTTGATGCAGCTCGTGAAAGACTGAACATTCTGAAAGAGGGTACAACATGGCTGAAATAAAATGGATCAAGATAACGACGGATATTTTCGATGATGAAAAAATCCTGCTTATCGAGAGTATGCCGGAAGCGGACAGCTTGATTGTGATATGGTTCAAGTTGCTTTCGTTCGCTGGGAAGAGCAATAACAATGGGGTTTTCATGCTTTCGTCGAAAATCCCGTATACAGATGAGATGCTTTCGACAATATTCCGCAGACCGCTCAACACTGTCAGGCTGGCTCTAAAGACGTTCGAGCAGTTTGGCATGATTGAATATATCGACGGTGTTATAACGATCCCTAATTGGGAAAAACACCAGAATATCGACGGCATGGAAAAGATCAGGATGCAGAACAGGGAACGAAAGCAGCGGCAGCGGCTCAAACAAAAAGAGCAATTACTTATCGGTGACGGTCACGTGACAGTCACGGAAAGTCACGCAACAGAAGAAGATAAAGATAAAGAAAAAGAAAAAGAAAAAGAAGAAGATAAAGAAAAGATAAACTACCAGCGAATTGCTGACATGTATAACGAGATATGTGTTTCATTTCCCCGTTTGAGGTCTTTGTCTGAGGCAAGAAAAAAGGCACTTCGTGCCCGTGTACATAGTGGCTTCACGATGGATGATTTTCGAGAGCTGTTCACAAGAGCCGAACAGAGTTCATTCCTTAAAGGCAAAAACGACCGGAATTGGAGCGCAACGTTCGACTGGATGATTAAGGACGCAAACGCAGCAAAAATCCTTGACGGGAATTATACAGATAAAGCACCGAGCGGCATGGGCAATAATGGGCTGGTCGAGATCAATGGAAAACAGTACATTTGCAAAAACGGGAAGTATTACATACCAAACGGTAGCGGCGTTGCTGTTGATCCTTATGCGCCTGATGATCTGCCGTTCTGATGGGGGTAAAGAAATGGACGTTTCAAATGCGATTGACGGAATCATAAACAGAGCTGCGATCAGTATCAAAGCAAATGAGGGCGATTATTTGGGCGAGGATGGGCTTTTGCGTTGTGGGCAATGTCACACACCGAAGCAGCTCGAAATAAGCGTATTCGGCAATATTCGCCGTCCTATGTGCCTGTGCAAATGCGAGGCAGAAAAAAGGGAAGCGGAAGAAAAAGAACGAAAGCGGGTTGAGTTCGAGCGGCGTGTCAAAGGTATGCGCCGTGTAGGTTTTCCGGAAAGCGAAATGCAGTCGTGGACATTCGCAAATGACGACATGCAAAACGAGCGGATCACGAAAGCGATGCTTAATTATGTGGAGCATTTCCCGGAGCTGAGGAAAGCAGGCAAGGGCTTGCTGCTGCATGGCAGCGTTGGCACCGGAAAGACATATGCAGCTTGCGAGGTTGCCAATGCCCTTGTCGATAAAGGTTATCCCGTGTTGGTAACAAACTTTGCAAGGCTCACAAATACGATACAGGGGCTTTTCGATGGGCGGCAGGATTATATCGACAGCCTGTCAAAGTTCGCTCTTATCGTGATTGATGATCTCGGAGCAGAACGCAAAAGTGAGTTTATGCAGGAACAAGTCTACAACATTATCGACAGCCGTTATAGATCAGGGCTTCCGATGATTATCACGACGAATCTGAGCATCGCGGAGATCAAAAATCCTACGGACATAGGCAATGCGCGGATTTACGACAGGATTCTCGAAAGATGTTTTCCGGTTGAGGTCAGCGGCGGCAGCAGGCGCAGAAATGCTGTCCGTGAGAGTTACAACGACATGAAAGATTTACTCGGATTGTAAGGGGGGGCAAATGGGCATGAAATATCGAGAATTTATTGCAGCGGTTGAATATTTGGAAGTAAAGAACGGCGTTTATCCGTCATTCGGAATGTTGCTTGATTTTCTTTCACGCATGAGATAAATTGCGGAGGTATTGCTATGACGTTAAAAGAGCTTAACTCGTTGTATTTCATTGAGCTTGAAATAGCAGAATACAAGAAAAAAATCGCAGAGTTGCGGGAAATGGCTGAGAGCATTTCCCCGAATTATTCCGGGATGCCGAGCGGATCAGGCTCGACAAACAAGATAGAAAAAGCCGTCCTTGCGATTGTATCATATCAGGAAATGCTCGACCAAGCGATTTGCACAAAGGTCGAGCAGTCTGAGAAGATACACGCTTACATTTTGGACGTTGAGGACGCGCAAACGCGGCAGATCATGATCTTGCGGTTTGTGCAGCGCAGACCGTGGAGCGAGATTGCGAGACATATAGGCGGCAACAACACGCCGAGCGCGGTGAGAAAGCGAGCAATACGGTACATTGAAAACCATTGAAGAACTTTATCTCGAAAATGAGAAAATCGTGTATTTCGCGTTGGGCAAGTATTATCCTGACTGGGCGTTTGACGAGGACGCGCAGCAGACCGCAAAAATGGCGTTGTGGAAAGCGTGCCGAGATTATGACGAGAAACGGGGCAAATTTTCGACGTGCGCGATTCGTTACATACGAAATGAAATGTGGAATTATCTCCGCGCTGGAAGAAGGCGGCTGCCTACAGTATCACTTGACGATCCTATAAATGATACGGGCGAGTCGGTGCTAGCCGATATAATACTGGGAGACGACGACATCGTTTGTGACAGCTTGTATTTGATTGATTCTAGGCTGTCAGAGCGGCGGCAAAAAATTGTAGATTGTCTAGCCGCAGGAATGACTTTGCAGGAAACAGCTGATACTATAGGCATTTCTAGAACGGCTGTGTATAACAATATTGAGCGCATACGGCAGATTCTTTCCGAGAAAGATTAAGTTGTCCGAAATGTCCGCATATACCTGTGATATATTATAAGTGGGTCAGGTGCAAGGGTTTCCCATGTTGTATCTCCTTTTCCTTTTTTGTTTGTGGCGAGAGGCAGTCCTTTACGGGCTGCCTTTTGTCATATTTAAGGCGGTGAAACTACTGTGTACAAAAATAGCGAGGGCTATCCCGATCCAACAGCGGGAGCGGCTTTTAGACATATCGCAGAAGAAAAGCGAGCGAAAGACCTTATCTCCGTGTTGAGGTACATTATTCGCGTCGCCGGGTTCGAGCTTATCAATCGAATAGAGATCAGAGAAAAAAAGTCCGGGAGGGAATTCCGATAAATGGAGATCGTGAACAAGCGGCTGAACGAAATCGAGCCATATGAAAAAAATCCGAGAAAGAATGACGAGGCTGTTCAGTACGTTGCCGAGAGCATCCGGCAGTTCGGCTTCAAAGTTCCGATTGTCATTGACCGAGACGGCATAATCGTTGCCGGTCACACGAGATATAAGGCCGCAAAGTTCCTCAAGCTGGACGAGGTGCCGTGCATCATCGCTGACGACCTGACAGACGAGCAGGTCAAAGCGTTTCGCCTTGCAGATAACAAGGTTGGAGAGTTTGCCGAGTGGAACGAGGACTTGCTGGCGTATGAGCTTGCCGACATCATTGACATTGACATGACAGACTTCGGCTTTTCATTCGACGATGATGAGGACGAGGACGACAAGTACACGCTCGCGGTTACTATTCCGCAGTATGAGATCACGGGAGCTTGTCCGGAGCTGGAAGAGCTGACCGAGGAAGATAAGACGGAAGAGCTTATCGCGGAAATTGAGCAGTCAAACGTAACGGACGAGCAAAAGGCGTTTCTCATCAAAGCAGCGAGACGGCACACAGCGTTCAATTATTCGCTCGTGGCCGAGTATTATGCTCACGCTGACGAAGAGATGCAGCGGCTCATGGAAAAGTCCGCGCTTGTCATTATTGACGTTAACGACGCGATTGCGAACGGGTATGCACGCCTGTCAAGTGAGATCGTTCAGATGATTGAGGAAGACAAAAATGCGTGACGATTTTGCGATTTTCATCCTGACGCATGGGAGAGCCGGTAACGTCAAGACTATACCGAGAGTGCTTGAGAAGAGCAATTACACCGGGAAGTATTACATTGTCATTGATAACGAGGACGATCAAGCGGACGAGTATTACAAACTGTACGGTGATAAGGTGTTCATGTTTGACAAGGCTGCCGTTGCAAAGACGTTTGACGCGATGGATCAGTCCGAAGACCGGCGAATGATAGTTTATGCCCGCAATTATTGCTTCGATTTGGCGGAACAGTTAGGGCTTAAATATTTCCTCGAATTCGACGATGATTACAATTCGCTCGATTATAGATGGATAGACGGCAAGAGGCTGCGCATGACAAATGTCCAGCAGATGGATAGGCTGTGCGAGCTTATGATCGAATGGCTTGAGGTGTCTAGAGCACAGACGGTTTGTTTTGCTCAGGGCGGTGACTTCATCGGCGGTGCAAAAGGCGGCAATTACGGGAAAAAGGTCTTACGCAAGGCGATGAATACGTTCTTTTTCAAGACCGAAAACCGGCTAACCTTCACCGGCAGACAGAACGAGGATGTTGTTACATACGTTACCGAGGGCAATCGTGGGAAGCTATTCATGACGATTACCGACGTGAACATTGTCCCGACGGCTACGCAGAACAACAAGGGCGGTTGCTCTGACGTGTATTTGGAACAGGGGACGTATGTAAAGTCATTTTATGCTGTTATGGCAAGCCCTCAAGCTGTGTGCGTCGATATGATGAACAGTCGTCATGCGAGAATACACCACAGGGTTGACTGGGATAGATGTGCGCCAAAGATTCTTAACGAGAGGTGGAAAAAGTGAGTATCATCGAAAACAAGCTGCTGTACAATCTCGATTACGTTGTGGAGCAGAAGCCGTTAACGGCAGATATTTTCCTGACGAATTATTGCAACAATAGATGCCCTTATTGTGCGTATGCACGATACGAGGGCAGGCGCGAAAAGGGCGCGTATATGTGCTTCGTTGATTTCCAGAGATATGCGGAGCGGCTGCTTGAGCTTGGCGTAAAAGGGTTCATCCTGACCGGAGGCGGTGAGCCGACGATCAATCCTGATTTCGACCGCATTACGGCATGGCTTGAAGAGCGCGGCGTTTCGTATGGGATCAACACGAATTTCAACGTCTTGAAGAAGATCAAACCGAAGTACTTGAAAGTGTCGTTCGACGCATGGAGCGATGAGAGCTACAAAGCGAAACGCGGCGTGGCAAAGTACGAGCAGGCCCGAAAGAATATCATTGCTTATCGTGAATGGCAGCGAGCAGATGGTTTCGACACCTCGCTCGGCATTCAGTGCCTTGTGCAGACGATGGACGACATCGACAAGTTTTACGAGGCGAACAAAGACCTTGACGTCGATTATATCGTGTTCAGACCTGTTGAAAGCAAGCAGGGCAGTTATTACGAGGATCGTAGCGAGGGCGAGTTCATCATGCGTTTGCTTGAGCTTGCAGCGCAGGACGAGCGAATCAATATCAATTACAAGTGGTTTAAGCTGGACGCACACGTCGAGAGATGTTATGCGAATGCGAATCAGATTGCGTTGACGCAGACCGGCGATGTGATTTACTGCTGTCACAAGCCTTACGATGTGGTCGGACATATCCTCGATCCTGACATTATGCAGAAGAAGCAGCAGCACAAAACCGACATGACGATGTGCGACGTTCCGTGCAGATTGACAGGCGCAAACTTGTTTATGCATAAGGTGCTGGCAGGATGTAAGGACAGCGAGTTCGTGTGACGACGCAAGAGATCATTGAGCTTATTGACAGCGGCAAGATCGTAAAGTTCTATCAGTCACGAGAGTGGCGAGAGCTGCGAGAGGATGTGCTGCACGATCATCATTACGAATGTCAGCGATGCGCCGAGCGAGGCAGGTACACGAGGGCGACAATGGTGCATCATGTGCAGGAGGTGCGCAAGCGTCCTGACCTTGCCTTGTGTAAGACGTATGTGGATTTACAAGGCGTAGAGCATCAGCAGCTCATGCCGTTGTGTCAAGCCTGCCACGAGGCGGAGCACAACAAGCTGAGTGCTTATAGCAATAAACATAACAATTTTGTCAACAAAGAACGTTGGTAAGCGTTTATTTGTTGGTTTGATTACAATTTTGCGCATTATATGTTGACCAATATTACTCTATGTAATTTAATTCAGCCTCTTGTGTTCACCACTCAGAGACAAAATCCCCCCCCGTGGGGGTATATGGGGTCTTTTTGGAGAGGGGCTGAAATCGGGGCAAGGATTGACAAGAGAAAAAAATCTCCCTAAACAGGAATTTTTTCAAGTATTTTTGCTGCAAAAACAGCGCGAAAATTGAAAATGTGTGCCTCCTATGAGGACAGAAAATGATAACTTAAAGTATAAAAAGGCGGTGAGATCATGGCGAGACCACGCGAGCCCGTTGACCTCATCAAGGCAAAGGGGCGAAAGCACTTGACGAAGCAGGAATATGAGGACAGGAAAGCGGCGGAGCTTGACGTGCCCTTCATGGATATTAAACCGCCTGACTATATCAAGGGTGAAAAGCAGATCGAAAAGTTTAATTATTATGCTGATATGCTGAAAAAGATCGGCATTTTCACGGAGCTTGACGTTGATGTTTTGGCACGTTACATCATGGGCGAGCAGATTTATCTACAATACACGGCTTTGCTCGTGAAGTATTCAAAGGCGAATGACCTTGACAAGCTGGCGAAGATTCAGACGTTGCAGGACAGAGCTTTCCGGCAGTGCCAGCAGTGCGCCCGTGATTTGGGCTTGACTATCACTTCACGCTGTAAATTAGTCGTGCCTCAGGTGGACGACGATGCAGATTTCGAGCTGTGAAGAGCTGCAAGAGTATATCGGCATCGTTGAGAGTGGCAAGGTTAAAACGTGCCAGTGGCAGAAAAAACTTGTTCAGCACATAAAGCACTGCTTTGAGACCGAAGCACTCACGATTGATTCGGAAAAGATAGCGTCGTACATGAGCTATCAAAAGTATTTCCCGTTCGATTTGTTCGCGTGGGAAAAGTTCTGTTTTATCCTGCATAATTGTGTGTTCCGTGAGGACGGGCAACCGCGATGGAGCGACCTGTTCATCCTGTGCGGCAGAGGCGCAGGAAAGAACGGTTATTTGTCGTTTGAGGATTTCTGCTTGATTACGCCAATAAATGGCATTGCGCAGTATCATATTGACATTTGTGCGAACAGCGAGGAACAGGCGAAAACGTCATTCGATGAGATATGGAACGTGCTCGAAAATCCGAAATACCGGAAAGTGTTCGAGCATAATTTCCGGTGGAATCGCACCGTTATTGAGAATATCAAAACGCGGTCGCAGATCAAGTTCCGCACGAACAATCCGAAAGGCAAGGACGGTCTGAGATCAGGCAAAGTCGATTTCGACGAGCCTCATGCTTATGAAAATTGGGAAAATATCAACGTATTCACGACCGGCTTGGGAAAAAAGCCGCATCCGCGCCGGACATATGTTTCCACGAATGGCGATGTACGACAGGGCCCGTTGGATCAGTTGATTGATAAGTCCGAAAAAATTCTGAATGGAGAAATGCCGGACAATGGGTTCTTGCCGTTTATTTGTAAGATTGACAACGAGGGCGAAGTAAACGACCCGGATATGTGGGAAAAGGCGAATCCGTCACTCCCTTATCTGCCGACATTGAAAGAGCAGATGCAGCGTGAATACGCGGATTATTTGCTCGACCCGATTATCAACAATGCGTTTATGACGAAGCGCATGAACGTCCCGCAGGGGCGCAAAGATAGCGAGGTTACGTCGTGGGAAAACATCTTGCGGACGAATAGAGAGCTGCCAGACCTGAGGGGCAAGCCGTGCGTTGCTGGTATTGATTTTGCAAAGACGACCGACTTTGTGTCGGTGTTCCTTTTGTTCAGGGGCGATAATGAGTTTTACGGCATTCATCATTCGTGGCTTTGCAGCAGATCAAATGATATTGGGCGCATTAAGTTTCCGCTGAAAACAGCCGTCGAGCAAGGATATTTGACGATGGTTGACGATGTGGAAGTGCATCCGGCAATCGTGTGCGATTGGCTGTATCAGCAGGCGCAGACGTATGACTTGTTGAAAGTGGCGATTGACGATTATCGGTATGCGCTCATGTCACGTGAGTTGAAGTCAATCGGCTTTGATGCAGCCGAGAAAGAGGTCAAGCTGACAAGGCCGTCCGACATAATGCGGAATCAGCCGAGAATCGCCTCCATTTTTGCAAATGGGCAGCTTGCAGTCGGCGACGATATGTTGTGGCGGTGGTTTACGAACAACACAAAGCTTGAGCCTGCGCCTAACGGCAACTTCAAGTATGGCAAGATAGAGCCGAAGAGCCGCAAAACAGACGGCTTTATGGCGTTTGTGGCGGCGATGTGCATATCGGATGAGTTACCTGAGCCTGCAAGCCTTGAATTTTTCCAGCCGATAGTTTTTTAAGGGGGGGAGATCATAATGCAAGACGTTTCGATGGTGAGAGGTAGCACGCAAGTGTTCGAGATTTTTGTGACTGATGCAAGCGGCGATGCGTACATGTTGAAGGATGGCGAGAAGCTGATTTTCGGCGTGAAGAAAAATTATTACGACAAAATGACCTTGCAGGGTAAAAAATGCAGGGTTATTCGGTTGTGAAAGGGGGGCAAAAATGAAGCAAAACGTTTCTATGGTTAGGGGCAGAACGAGAATTTTCAACGTGCGCGTAACTGATGGCACAGGAGCGGCTTATATTTTGGGCACAGGCGAAAAACTCATTTTCGGGGTGAAAAAGAATTATTTCGATTCTGGCTACCTTATTAAAAAGAGCATTACGTCTGTAAATGCGACGAGCGAACCGGGGGTTTATGCTGTAGTTATCAAGCCGGAGGACACGGCAAGTCTGACGTGTGATATATATTGCTATGACGTTGGTTTGCAGAGCGGCTCCGATTATTATTCGGTGATTGATTGCAGCCATTTCGTAATCGAACCGAACATTACCAGCGAAGAGGTACAGTAATGAACTCGCATGTACAGATGGAGAACGTTGAAGAAATCAGCGGAAGCGTAGCTGCCGAAGAAATTGCTGGAAGTGTCGCCACCGAAGAAATTGGCGGAAGTGTCACTGCAAAAGAAATCAATGGGAGCGTAACTGCCGAAGAAATCAATGGGAGCGTCGCTACCACCGAAGAAATTGACGGAAGCATAGTAGACTTTGGCGGAAATGGGGGCACTGGCGGCGGGAGCGGCACGGTGCAGAGCGTCAACGGCGTGCTGCCGGACACCGATGGTAACGTGCAGTTAGACCCGGAAGACGTCGGCGCGGTGGACGAGGGCGAAGAGCTAACGATCCTTGAGAACGTAGACATGTGGAATAATGCCTGGTGGGAGGATAACTATGGCAACAAAATATGCGGGGCAGAATGCTCTAAACAAGTTGATGCAGATCATCAAGACTGCATTGTCTGGCAAGGCTGACAAGACGGAATTAGATAAAAAGCTCGACAAGAGTGGCGGGACGGTTACTGGCAATCTGGTTGTCGATGGGAGTTTGCGCACGAACACCTTCTCCGTGGCGAACCTCGGCGTACATACGCCCGACCTCGCGCATGGGATTACTCTTAGCTGCGAAAGTGGAAGCAGTGCCTCGCTTCTTGGAGAAGCGGCAGGGACGTATGCGAGCCTGCAGGTCGGCGCTCCAACTGGCGGCAATGATGCGACCACAAAAGACTATGTTGACGCGAAGGTCACCGGTGTGTATACGCCGAAGGGGTCTATCGCTTTTGCGTCTTTGCCTACGGCAGCAGCCGGGAACAGGGGCTGGGTATATAACATCTCCGATGCCTTCACGACAACGGCGGCTTTTGTCGAGGGAGCGGGGCACACCTACAGTGCTGGCACAAACGTCGTGTGCGTGGATGCTGGCAGCGGCAGCTACAAGTGGGACGTGCTCACGGGCACCATCGACCTGACGGAGCTGACGGCGGACGAGGTGCAAACGCTTTGGAATTCCTTTTGATTGGGGGAGCGAGCCATGCAGACAAGCGGAAGCGCTGCAATTAAAAAGCTGATACAGCTCGTAAAATCTGCGCTGGCTGGAAAGATGGATAAGTCTGGCGGCACGTTTACGGGCAACGTCACCGGTAAGTATTTTTGCGGCACGTGGCTGCAAACGACTGCCGCCAGCGACCTTGGCAGAACGCCTGGCAAGATCGCCGTGCTGGACGATTCCGGGTGGGTGTATTATCGCACACCGTCCGAGCTGTTGGGCGACATTGGTGCGATGTCTGGCGGGGATTACTACACCAAGGCGCAGACGGGTCAGGCAATCAAATCGTATGTTAATACCGCCATTACAGCGGCAATCAACAGCAGCTATTAAGGTGGTGAAACGATATGCCTACTAATGTGACACTTACAAATTATATGGCGAACGGTGGGAAAGGTTGGTTTCCGGCCACGCGCGGAAACTGCACGTGGCTCAACTCATCCATCACGCCGGGCGACGGGGCCGCGTCCAGCGTTAAAATCACGCCGTCCGGCGCTGGAGAATGTACACTGACATCCGCAGCGCACAATCTGGTTGCATCACACAAATACTATATCAGCTTCAAGGTGCGGTTCGCGTCGGCTACAAAGGGCACTTGCGATTGGTATTGGCCGGTTGCCGAGCCTTGTGCAGCGCAAAACATGGCTTTTAATGTTGCGGCGGAAACGTGGGTGCGCCTGTCAGCGGTATTCGAGCGCACAAGTTTTAGCAATGGCAGCTACCCTTGCCGTTTCGATTACAACAACACGGACGGGAAGAACACGCCGTTTTGGTTCACAAGTTGTATGCTGTTCGATTTGATTGCCGCCTTTGGTGCTGGTATGGAGCCTAGCAAAGAATGGCTTGACAAGCATGTCGCGGCATTTGCAGATTCGCATACTGTCGAGTATGTTAGCAATCTCGGTGAACTGTTCACCGACATTGCAAATGCGATTCGCGCGAAAAGTGGTCAGTCTGGCGAAATTTTCGCTTGTGATTTTGCAGATCGCATCCGGGCACTGTGACTTTTTATATGCGGCGGTGTGGGAGGCTATCGAATGAGTGAAGATGATTGGGCGTGATATAAATGCAATATATTGCAGATAGTAATGGCTACCTGAAAGAGGTTTCGTTCGGCTGCTCGGTGTCATGTAACGGCTCGACTTGCATCAATTATATAGGGGCAACGCCGAGCGGCTACAGCAGCCTTGAAGAATGGTATCGTCAAGAGTGCGACAATCTGCATCAATGGAAAATCAGCGGTGGGAATCTCGTCAAGGACAGCAGCGCGACGGTTGAGGCGTTGAGCAATGTCGATTTTGTTGTGGATCATGGCACGACCGGTGTGTGGACGTGGCGAAAATGGTCTAGCGGCATTGCTGAAATGTGGGGTGTGTTTGAGCCTGACGTTCTGGACATGAGTTCGCCGACGTGGGGGGCGTTGTATACTGCGTCGTGGATGGGATCGACCGAAAACAAAAACGGTCGAAAATATCCGTTTGCTTTCGTTGCAGAGCCGTTCGTTAACGCGACGCCAATGTGCAGAAATGCGAATTTCTGGATTGCGACCGATAGTGGAAACGATACCGGCACGAGGCTGACACATGCCCCGGCTTATCAGTGTGTGAGAGCATCCGACGCGACACTGCGAAATCCTAAAATCAGTTATTACGTCGTTGGTAAGTGGAAGTAAAGGAGGGGATAGCGTGGAGATCATTCAGAAATTTGTAACGCAAAATCAGATGTATACGAGCTATACGAGAATCCCGGTGCGCAAGCTGGTGCTGCATAGCGTAGGCTGTGCGCAGCCAAATGCGGAAGTTTTTGCGAGATCATGGCAGACGGCGAGATATTTTGCTCATGCTGTGCTTCAAGCTGACGGCACGGTATATCAGGTTATGCCGTGGGATTATCTTTGCTATCATGTCGGAGCAGCGAATGCATATAGCATCGGCGTTGAAATGACCGAGCCTGATTGCATCCGTTATACAGGCGGTGCGACGTTTACTTGCTCCGATTGGGATAGGGCGGCAGCGCAGGTCGAGGGCACGTATTGGACGGCGGTTGAGCTGTTCGCGAAGCTGTGCGAGGAATTTGGTCTCAATCCGTATAATGACATTATGTCTCACAATGAGGCTGGCAAGATGGGCATCGGTACAGATCATGTCGATCCGGAGCATCTTTGGAAGCAGCTCGGCATGGGCTACACGATGGATGGATTCCGGCAGGACGTCTATGAAAAGATGCATGAAAGCGAGGTGGATGAAGAAATGGCTATCAGATATAACCGTGTTGATGAAATGCCGAGTTACTACCGTGAGGAAGCGCAGGCCCTTGTCGATTGCGGAGCATTGCGCGGCGATGAGCATGGTAATCTCAAAGTCACTGAGGATATGCTGCGCTGTTTGATTATCAGCAAGCGTTACTCTGACAAAGTTAACGGGTAATCGGTCGAGAAATAAAAACTAATTTGCTCTGAGAGCGCCTGAGCAACACGGTAAAGGGGGTGCGTAAATGGGTTTTTTGACGGATTGGCTTGGTCGGCGAGTGTCCGAGGCTGAATTGGATGCAGTGACGAGCAAACTCAAGGACATTGTCTTTTATAAGGAGCTTGCCTTGTACATTGCAAAGAGCTACATCGCGAATACGATCTCGAAATGCGAATTTCTTGTTTATGAGAATGGGCAGGAGGTTCGTAACGAGCTGTATTATGCCTTGAACGTTTCGCCGAATCCGAATCAGAGCAGCAGCCAATTTCTGAACAAGCTCATCAATACGCTGTATGACAAAAACGAGGTGCTTGTAGTCCCGAAAGGTGCGGAGCTGTACATTGCCGATAGCTTTTTGCAAGAAGAAAAGCCGTTGCGCGAAAATATGTTTACGAACATCTGCATTGACGACAAGGCAATCGGCAAGAGTTACAAAGCGTCTCAGGTCTTTTATTTCAAGCTGGACGACAAAAGGGTTTCCGGGTTGATCGAGGGCTTGTATGGCACATATGGGCAGCTCATGTCGTGTGCTATTGCGGCATATAAGCGTAGCAATGGGCAAAAGTACAAGCTCGTTATCGACGGCATGAAAGCTGGCGATCAGAAATTCGCCGAGCAGTTCAACACGACGATCAAGCAGCAGCTCCAATCGTTCATTGAGAACGAGAATGCTGTTTATCCGCAGTTCCGTGGCACGGACTTGCAGACAATCGGCACAGCAGACACAGGGGCGAGTTCGAGCGATGTTGTGGCATTGCGAAAAGAGATTTTCGACATTGCTGCACAGGCGTTTAAGATTCCGAACAGTATGATGTACGGCAACATTACGAACATGGGCGAGATCGTTAAGGTCTACCTGTCGTTTTGCATTGATCCGTTGGCGGATATGCTGTCGGAGGAATTGACGCGCAAGACAAACACGTTCGAGACGTGGAATGGCGGCAAAAATTGCGTCGTGTGCGATACGTCGATGATTAACCATATCGACATTCTTGACGTGGCAGACAAGGCGGACAAGTTGATTGCGAGCGGTGTCTGCAATATCGACGAGGTGCGGCGAGTGCTCAGTATGCGACCTCTCGATACCGAATTCAGTCAGCGCCATTACATAACGAAAAATTATGCTAATGTCGATGAAGTTTTGAGCGGGGAGGTGAGCGGATGAAAAATAAATATTATTCGCTTGTGCAGCTTGGAGACGAGGCAACGATCAACATTTACGGCGACATTACCTCGTGGCCTTGGGAGGAAATTGGCGACGTTTCGGCGTACAATCTGTCGAAGCAGCTTGACGAAATGCAGAATGTGAAGCAGATCAACGTCCATATTTCCAGTTACGGCGGCGAGGTGAAAGAGGGGCTTGCGATTTACAATGCCCTGAAAAACAATCCGGCAAAGGTCGTCACGTATTGTGATAGTTTTGCGTGTTCAATCGCGAGCGTTATCTTCATGGCAGGCGACGAACGGCTTATGTCGAAAGCCAGCCTCTTGATGATCCACAACGCATGGACGTATGCCGAGGGTAATGCCGAAGAGCTGCGCAAGCAGGCCGACGACCTTGAGGTCATTACGAGCGCCAGCATCGAGGCGTACAATATGCACACGAACATCGGCAAAAACAAGATCAAAAAGTTGATGGATGCCGAAAGCTGGATCAAGCCGAGCGATGCTGTCACTTGGGGCTTTGCGACCGGCATCTTGGAGGATGAAAAAGCCGACAATCCGGTGCAGAGCATCAAGGAAAAGCTCGTAAACATTGTTATGGCGGCTCAGGCTGGCGCAGGAGACGGCGAAGATGGCGAGCAGGAGATAGCGGAGGGCGAAGAAGAAAAGCCCTCAGAGGGCGAAAAAAGCGGCTCAGATGAGCAGCAGGGCGAGGCTGAGGGGAATTCCGAGGCAGAAACGGCGGAACAGGCTGAAAACGATATGGTTTTCGGCTTTTTCAATGCGATTATTTAATTTCAAGGAGGACTGAAAATGATTAAAGTTCAGAATGAAAAGGAAGCAGCTGCGAAGATCATGGAGGCTATGAAGTCCGGCGACGAGGGCCAGATCAAAGAGGCTTGGCAGGGCTTCCACGATTCCGTGGCGGCGCAGGTCATGGCTGATTTTGAAGAGATCAAGCAGAGCAACGATGCTGCCGTCCTTGCGCAGCGCGGCTATCGTCAGCTTACCACTGCCGAAACGAAGTGGTATCAGAAAGTTATCGACGCGCTCAAGAGCGACAATCCGAAGCAGGCGTTCACGACCATTATCGGCGGCAACGATGAGGATTCCCTCATGCCGACGACCATCATCGAGGACGTTTACAAGCATCTCGCCGAGGATCATCCCCTGCTTGCCGCAATCAATTTCCAGAGCGTCGGCTACCTGACGAAGTGGGTGCTTAATAACCACACCGCGCAGTCTGCCGTCTGGGGTACGATCACTTCTGCGATCACGAAGGAGATCACGTCCTCGTTCAAGGTTATCGACCTCAAGCAGAGCAAGCTGTCCGCGTATGCGGTCATTGAGCAGGGCATGCTCGATCTGGGCCCGACGTTCCTTGACGGTTATATCCGCACCTGCCTTGCTGAGGCTCTTGCAAAGGGTCTTGAAAGTGCGATCATCAGCGGCAATGGTCTGAACACGCCTATCGGTCTTATCAAGGACATTCACACCGGCGTGACTGTCAACACGTCCACCGGCTACCCGAACAAGACCGCGACTTCCGTTACTGACTTCACTCCGGCGAGTTATGGTGCGCTCATCAAGACGCTTGCGACCACTGAGGGCGGCAAGTCTCGTAAGTTCGGCAAGGTGTGGCTCATCTGCAATCAGGCTGACTACCTGACGAAGATCATGCCTGCTACCACTGTCCTGAACAGTGCTGGCAGCTATGTGAATAACCTGTTCCCGTTCCCGACCGAGGTTATTATCAGTAATGAGGTCAGCACCGGCAAGGCAGTTCTCGCGCTGCTGGATGAGTATTTCCTCGGTGTCGGCGGCGACAAGAACGGCGTTATCGAGTATTCCGACGAATACAAGTTCATCGAGGATCAGCGCGTTTTCAAGATCAAGCAGTATGCGGCAGGCCGTTGCTTCGACAACACGTCCGCGCTGTATCTTGACATCAGCGCCGTGAAGCCTGCGTTCGTGACCGTCCAGAACGTTGAGGTCAATAACACTGTGAACACTACGTCTGATACTCCGACCGGCTGATACGAGGTGAAATAAATGGACGAAACTTTGTTTGCACAGGTAAAGCGTAAACTCAACATCACGTGGGAAGATGCCGACACGGACAGCAGAGTTTCGGACATTATCGACACGGCTAAGTCAGTGATGCTCTACAAAATGGGCATCACTGATGCCGAGTTCGATTTTTCCGCAGCAGGCATCGAAAATCTGCTCTTTTTGGCGTATTGCCTGTACATGTACAATCATTGCGAGAACGAGTTTGACGACAATTACCGGGGGCTTATCCTGCAATGTCGGGCGAAATATGAGGTGACAGCCGATGCAGAAACAAAGTAATTTTACACGTTTCAACGATGGCGTTGCACTCATCTACCGCGACAATGCAGAGCGCACCACGTTCGGAGCAAAAACCAACACGCGAGGCGTTGAGGATATGACATTCGTCGTCAAGCTCGCCTTTGAAGAGCTGAGCAAGCGGCAGCAGGATCAAGAGTTCGCCGAGCAAGCAGGCTTTTCTTTGTCAATGAAGATCAGGACGCGCCTTGTCGCAGGCGTTGACAGCAAATGCAAGGCGGTTATCGGCAAGACATTGTATGATATTTCGTACCTTGATAAGGGCAGGAGCGAGCTTTTTCTGTATTTGGAAGAGGTGAGGCAGCTTGATTCTTGAGGACATAAGCGAAAAGCTGAAAACGATTGATCCTAACACGTTCTACGGCATGGTAGATTCCACTCAGGTAACGGGCGAGTGGAATTATATCGTTTTCATGCGCAAGCGCTTGACGGTCGGTGCAAATAAGCAGGAGCTTTCCGACCGGTTTACCGTTGCTATTGTCCGCGAAAATTACATACCCGAGGGGCTTGAAAAGCAAGTTATCGAAAAGATGTGTGAAATTCCGGGCATGCGCATCGGATCAGCCGATTGCGAGTACAATTACACGCAAAAGCCGAACACAAACACGGTTGTCGAGCTGCTGACGATGGAGTTTGTCAGGGCACGAAAGCGAGCTGGTGAGTAATGGCGAAAGAGGTTTTTAGCCTCCGTTTGGCTGCTACCGATGAGCTGATTGAGAAAATGAAAGCGTATCAAGGCAATGTCGAAAATGTAGTCAACGAAGTGCTTTGGGATCAGGGTGGCCCGTTAATCAATCAGGCTATTATGCAGCTTTTGCCGCGATCCGGCAGGACGTGGAAAGGGAAAAAGAAAGCGGCGGCAGATGCGAAACCGTTCGTACAGAGAAACGACAATCTTGCCGTTGTAATTAAGACGTATGGATATGATTATCTGTACTTCCCGGACGATGGTTCGACCACGCGAAAACATGCTGGGCAGCAGCATTTTATGTTCCAAGGCGCAGAAAATGAGCGGAAAAAAATTATCGACCTCTGTATAGCACGGCTTACGGAGGATTTTTAGGAGGTTGAAAAAATGACTAACGGTGTTTTCTCCGATTTTGAAATCGACAAAATGAGCGTTAAGTTCGCGGATGCAAGTGGCGCGAGCGAGACGGCAATCGCTATGAATTGCGTCGGCTCTGTCGAGGAAGAGCTTACCGCGAAAGAAATCACGAAGAAGTGTCGCGGCGTTGTTATCAAGGACGTCGTTAAGGGCACCGGCGAGGGCACGCTGACGATCTCGGCGCATGTTCCGACGACCATTTTCACAAAGGCGTTCGGCATGACGCAGAGCGACCTTGCCGAAGGTGTTCAGGCGTATGGCAGTAATAGCCGCCATAAGGAGTTCTGCCTGACGATGCATGTTCTTGATGAGGACGGCGCTGAAAAGTACAAGGCTTATCCTAAGTGCATTTTCAAAGCACGCCCGAAGATCAGCATCGAGAACGGCGCTGAGGAAGTCGCCGAGGTCGAAATGGAGATCGCCGTCATGCCTGATGATAAGGGCAACGGCATGTATGAGGCGCTTGCGTCCGGTCTTTCCTCCACGATTACTACCGGCTGGATGGAGAATTTTAACTACGATCTCGTCAAGACGGCGAGTGCTTGAGTGGGGGGGCGAACGTGAAATGAAAGTTATCACGAAAGTAAAATTCCGCGATATTCACACGAACGAAATCCACGAAATCGGCGACGTTTTTACGTGCAGCAAGGCGCGTTTTAACGAGATTCTCACGTCCGGTGAATTCGTCGAGGAATACAAAGAGGAAAAGGACGAAAAGTAACGAAAAGGGGCAGGAAACTGCCCTTTTTTGTGTATATATGGCAAAAATACCGCGCTAAAATGAAGCGTTTCGTGCTGGCAGCCCTTAAAGGCGTAAAATTACGGCTCAGAGCCGTCAGAATTTCATGTATGAAAGTATATTAACTGCCACTGAAACGGGATTTGTTTAGTCAAATAAAGAGACAAAGTGCGGTTTTTGTGCCTCACTCATGGACATTGAAAAAACGGAGGCAAAAAACAATGCTGAAAAACACACTGTATGAATTTGAATTCGCAGACGGCGACAAGGTGAAAATGACGCTCGCATTTTATGCTCTGTATCAGATCAAGAGCATTAACCGGGGGCTGTACGACCGGTACAATAAGATCATGACGAAAGGCGCAACGGAAGAGCTTGACATGCTCACGGTGCTTTATACGGCGTATGTTTGCGCCAATATTTCCGGCGAGATCATGACCGAGGAAGAATTCCTTATTAAGTGCGGTTCTGACCGTCAGGCGATCAAGACTGCAATGGAGCAGCTCGTAACGCCAAAAAAACGGTAGGCTTTCGCCAGCCGTTCCAGCAGCGAAACCATTCAAAGGGCGAAAACAGGATCAAGCCGCCGAAGTTCGAGCTTGAGGACGTAGAGGATTATTACACGTATTACGTCCTCATCCTTGAAATTCCTGAGGACGTTTTCTGGTATGCAGATTATTCGTTTTTGCTCGGCGTGGTCGAAAACAAAACGGCTTACGATGGGTGGTTATCATACGTTACTGAGCGAGAGCGCAAAAGAGCGGCAAAAAAGACGTAATAAAGGGGTGATTACGTGGCGGCTAAAAATGAGGCAAAAATCCGGTTTACTGCTGAAACCGGCGAATTTAATGAGGGCATAAAGGCAGCAAATAATCAGCTTTCGAGCCTCCGCGCTGAAATGAAGCTGAACGATGCGCAGATGAAAGCATCCGGCGCGTCGGTGGAGGCATTGCAGGCAAAACACAAAAACCTCGAAAATCAGCTTGCAGCGCAGCAGGATAAAACGCAGGCCCTGTCCGAAAAGCTGAAAGTTGCCGTTGATATTTTCGGCGAAAATTCGGATGAAGCGACAAAGTTGCGCAATCAGCTTTTAGCGTCGCAGACGGCAGAGGTCAAGCTGCAAGCGTCCATTGCAAACTGTAATGCCGAGATTGCGCGGCAGAAACAGGCGCAGGAAAAATCGAAAACAGCAGGCGAGAGCCTTAACGATACCATTTCCGCACAGCAGAGCGAGCTTAATGACCTCAAAAAGCGGTATGTCGATGCCGTCCTTGAGTTTGGTGCTGCATCAGATCAGGCGAATGAGCTTGCAGGCAAGATCGACGACCTTTCCGGCGCCCTTAAACAGAATAAAGACCGCATGCAGGATGCTGAAAAGGCTGCAAATGGCCTTGACAACACGCTCGCCGATGCTGGTGATAGTGCGGAGAGCGCCGGAGACGGGTTTACCATTTTCAAGGGTGCGCTTGCCGACCTTGCATCGAATGCGATTCAGGCGGTTATCGGTAAGATCGGCGAGTTGATCGGATATTTCGCAGAGCTGCCAGAGGCGACGAGAGAGTTGCGGCAGGACATGTCTACCTTGGCGACGGCGTTTGATGAGGTGGGCTTTTCGACCGAGACTGCGAAAGATACTTGGCGGGATTTGTATGCAGTGTTCGGCGAGGACGACAGAGCGGTCGAGGCTGCAAACAATATTTCACGTATGGCTGATAGCCAAAAAGAGCTTGACGAGTGGGTCAGGATCACGACCGGCGTCTGGGGGACGTATCAAGATGCACTGCCCGTCGAGGGCTTGGCTGAGGCAGCAGGCGAGACGGCAAAGGTGGGCAAAGTTACCGGCGTTCTTGCCGATGCGTTGAATTGGAGCAGCGAGGCGGCAGTAATGTTCGCGGATTATATGTCCGAGGATGTTACAAACGCAGAGGATGCTTTTAACGTGGCGCTTTCCGAGTGCTCGACCGAGGCGGAAAGACAGGCCCTTATCACAGACACGTTGACGGCGCTGTATGGAGACGCGGCAGACACTTACCGCGACACCGCCTCCGCGCAGATGGAAGCAAAAGAGGCAACGGCGGACAACATTCTTGCCGAGGCGAATCTTGCAGATGCAATCGAGCCGACGACGACCGCATGGGATCAGCTCAAAAACAAGCTGCTTGTCGGTGTGCTTCCTGCGGTTGAAAGTGTCACAGGCGTTCTCACGCCTATGATTCAGTGGCTTACCGAGCATCCTGCCGTGCTTTATGCAGTTGGCGCAGCTATCGGGATTGTTACTGTTGCGCTGGGCGCATTGGCTGTCGCTACGGCTATCCAGACAGTTGCGAATAGTGCGTTGTTTGCGTCAATGGTTCCGTTGATGCTGCCGATTCTCGGTATTGTAGCAGCAATCGCGGCATTGATAGCAATCATCGCCGTGTGCGTAAAGTATTGGGATGAAATCAAGGCGGCAGCCGCATCGGCGTGGGATTGGGTCGTCGAGAAATGGCAAGCAGCCGCAAGCTGGTTTGATACGACCGTTATTCAGCCGATTGTCGGGTTCTTTACCGGCTTGTGGGAGAGCATCAAAAACGCCTTTTCCGCAGCGTGGGAATGGATCAAAAGCACGCCAATTTTCCAGTTCTACGAGGCGTTGTTTACATCAATCTGGAACACGGTTAAAAGCGTTATCGACGTTATTGTGCAGCTTGCAAGCGGTGCGTGGGAGATCATCAAAGCCGTTTGGAGCGTTGTTTCTGGCTGGTTCAGTGCTAACATTACGCAGCCGATAGCGAATTTCTTTACGACCATGTGGAACGGCGTTAAAGATGCAGCGAATTCAGCGTGGAGCGTCCTGAAAGATGGAGCGTCGAAAGCGTGGGGAGCTATCAAGTCGATTTTCGGTTCAGTAGCATCGTTTTTTGGCGATATTTTCGGATCGGCTTGGCAGCGGGTCAAGGACGTTTTCTCGACTGGCGGTGCAATTTTTTCTGGCATCACTGAGGGCATTACGTCGATGTTTAAGCGCGTCGTTAATGCCATTATTGGCGGCGTTAACAGGGTCGTAGCTATTCCGTTCAACAAGATCAATTCCTTGTTGTCAACGATCCGCAACACGTCAGTCCTTGGCATTGCGCCGTTCAGAGGAATAGGTTCAATTTCTGTTCCGCAGATTCCGTTGCTGGCAGCAGGCGGCATCTTGACGCAGCCGACGCTTAATATCGCTGGTGAAGCTGGGCCCGAGGCAGTTATCCCGATTGACAAGCTGCAAAGCTACATCAGCAGCGCAATCGACAGGACGATGCAGACCGCGAACATTCAGGCGCTTGTCGCGGCGGTTGAAAATTTGGCTGACAGGGCAATCGAGCTTAATATCAATGGCAGACAGTTCGCCGTTGCGACGGCATCGGATTCCGACGTTGTGAACGGCAATAGACTTGCATTGCAGAAACGGGGGCTTGTGGTATGAGTTTGCACGATGGTATCAGGGCAGGCGGGAAGCATAGCTACGAAGATTTTGGGCTTGAGATTGCAAGCCGCGAGATCGGTCTGCCCGAAAAAAAGAGCATCCGCAAGACTGTGCCGTTTATGAGCGGCTTTTACGATTTTACCACGTTGAATGGTGCTCCCACATGGGGCGAACGTCAGATCAAATATGCGTTTGACCTCATCGGGGCGACCGTCGAAGAGATGGATGCAGAGCGCACCGAGGTCGTGAATTGGCTGTGCAATCTGCACGACGTTGACATATTCGACGATAGTATTCCGGATTATCATTTTCGCGGCTCGTATGATTCGTACTCCCTGTCCGAGGATGGGGAGCACGTTGAGCTGACCGTCGTTTTCGTGTGCTATCCGTTCATGCTGTCAAACACTCCGAGCGTTTCAACGGTGTACGAAAGTGCGAGCGTTACAATAGCGAACAGCGGTCGTCCGGCATCTCCTACAATTTCGTCTGCGCAGGCTGCAATTATCGCAGCAGGTGGGCAGCAAAAATCCGTACCGCCTGTTGGCAATTACAAAGCCGGTCTAATGCTTGGTGCTGGTAACAATATCGTTACCGTTACGAAGCAAAACGAAATAAGATACCCGTATGTCAACACTACCACGACGAACAATGGGATCACATTCACTGATAACGGCGACGGCACGATTACGGCGAACGGAACGGCTACCGAAGTTGCTTGGTTTTGGCTGTGGGGTTCTGGGGCAAAGTTCAAGCCGCCTGTCGGCAAGCATCGCGCGACAGGTTGCCCTGCGAATGCGAGCGCAAATAATTATCGCATCCAGTATTACGTTTATAACGGATCGGATGCAGATTCGAAGTATTACTATGATTTCGGCTCAGGGGTCGTAATCGACGTGACAGAAAAAACGGAATATATTTCGTTGGCAATCCGTGTCGTAAAAGGTTATACGGCGAGTAATGTGGTGTTTAGTCCTGCAATGTATGGCGAAACGAAAATCGTGTTCGCGAAAGAGGTGCTGTAAATGTATGAAGTGTATATCAAAAATGCAGGAGCAGCGACCTACATACACGATGAAAACAGCGATAACGTTTTGGCATCGGCGAAGATTGAGGATGCGCGAAATGCGATCAGTTCGTTTACGTTCATGATTTATCCGTATAATGCAGGATATGACAAGCTGAACGCATTTACGACGATGGTCTATGTGTATAACACGAACCGGTCGCGATATGATTTTATCGGGCGCGTTATTCAGATCACGCAGCAGATGGACAGCGACGGGGCGGTTTATAAGACGGTAGTCTGCGAGAGCCGCCTCGGCTACCTTTGCGACAGTGTGCAGCCGTACACAGCCGAGGCACAGCACGACGGCGACGGCAGCAGGAACGGCTTGCAGGAATTCATTGATCTGATCCTGAGCAATCATAATGCGCAGGTCGAGGATGCAAAAAAGATTTACAGGGGCAACGTCACGCTTACGACTTATGCGACCTCCGAGGGCGTATATAAAGGGTTGAATTACGAAACGACTTGGGAGATCATCAAGTCGAAGCTCGTGGATGTTTTCGGCGGTGAGATCAGGCTGCGAGAGACAGACGGAGCGCTGTATCTTGATTATGCCGAAGAGCTGGGCACGACAAGGGCGACTGCGATAGAGCTGGGGCGCAATATGGAGAGCGCACAGCGTTCCGTTGACTGTACGAGTGTAATTACACGGCTTATCCCTTTGGGGGCTAAAATCGTCGCACAGACGCTTGACGAGGACGGCGACGTCGTAGAGGAAACAGAGACAGAAAACCGGCTCACGATTGCGTCCGCAAATAATGATGTTATTTACATTGAGGATGAGCTTGCTGTTCAGGCGTATGGCATCGTATACGGCACGGTTATTTTTGACGATGTTACAGATCCGGCGAATCTGAAAACAAAGGGAACGCAGTATCTCGCTGAGGTCAATATGCTGAAAGAAAGCAACAGCATAACGTCGCTTGACTTGTCGCTGCTGGATATGGATATTGACGACATTCGGCTGTATGACAAATATCCGTGCAGGAATGCCCTTATCGGGCTTAATGCGGTGCTTGAGGTCGTGAAAAAGACGACGGATGTTATCGAGCCGTATTCATCGACTTTCGACATGGGCGATATTGACGTGACGCTTGCTGACAGCATTCTCGGCATTTCCGATTCATACAAGGATATTCGCGGCGAGGTGCGCAAGACCGTCAACAATGCGATTAAAAATAGTCAGGTATCAATCCGGCAGATCGTGTCGCAGGAGACCGAAACGGCAGTCCAGCAGGGCGAAAAAGACATTCTTTTGTCGGTGTCAGAATCGACCGTCTCAAAGGATGAATATTCGTCGTTTTATGATACCGTGAAAAACATCCTGCAAATGGACGCAGATGGCACGACGATGATTTTCCAGACGATCAACGAGGCGATTCAGGACGTTGGAGATCAGGCGCAGTCGCAATATTCGGAAATCCTGAAATACATCCGTTTTGAGGATGGCAGCATCATTCTCGGCGAAAAGGGCAATCCGTTGACCTTGAAGATCGAGAACGATAAGATTGCGTTTTACCAGAACGGCGTTGCTGTGGCGTACTTTTCCGACAGTAAATTGTATGTCACGCATGGGGAATTCCTTGAGACGTTCAAGCTCGGCAAATTTCAGGCTTCTCCGCGCTCAAATGGCAATGTGACGTGGAAAGTTGCGAAGTAAAAAGGGGGCGATATTATGGCTTTAAGTGGCGAATTTGCAGGTACAACAAACAGCCAATACATACGACCGTCGATTGCGTGGTATGCAAAGCAAAGCGTATCGGGCAATTATTCCGATGTAACGGCTACGCTCGTGTATTCCCGAACAAATACAGGGTATACGACCTATGGCACCGGCACGTTCAGCGTAACGATTAACGGTACGCGCTACACAGCTACGAAAGAAATTTCGATCTCGTATTGGAGCGGCACGGTTGCAATCTCGAACACTGTGAGAGTTCCGCACAATGCAGATGGCACAAAAAGCTGCGCAATATCGGCGACAGGATCAATCCCCGGCACATCATTGTCGAGCACGACAATTTCTGGCACAGTTACGCTTGACACAATTCCGAGAGCAACAACGCCGAGCATTTCGGGCGCACATTATCTTGGCGGCACAATAACGATAGCGCTGAACAGAGCGTCGTCGTCTTTCACGCATAATCTATATTATTCGTGGGGCAGTCAGGTGTCGAACGCTCTGATTGGTAAAGGGATAGCGACGAGCCAAAAGTTTACGATCCCGAAAACGCTATCCGAATATATCATGGGCAGCACAAGCGGGGACTTGTATATCAGGTGCGATACGTATAATGGCTCGACGCTTATCGGCACAAAAACAGTGAGTTATATCGTCGTTGTGCCGGATACGGCAGAGTTCAAGCCGACCGTTACGAGTGTTGCCGTTGGGAAAGCGAACACGATTGCAGTTGACCGGCTCGTCGTTGGCAAGTCTAAGCTCAAGATCAGCGTTAACGCGGTCGGTGCATATGTCAGCGGCAGCCAGAACAGAAACAGCTTTCTGCAAAAAGCGACGGTTGTTGTGGATGGCGTTACCTACACGGCTACATTGGGGCAAAACGCATCGCAAAATTTCGATATTACGACCGAGACGATAGCGCAGTCAGGAGCGAAAACGATTACCGTTACCGTCACCGACAGCCGAGGCAGGACGGCGACAAAGAATGCTACCTACACGGCTTATAATTATTCTGCTCCCGTTATATCCACGTTCACGGCGCAAAGATGTGCAGCAGATGGAACGGCGGACGACAGTGGCGTCTATGTCCTTTTTGGCTTGAAAGCTACTGTATCAAGCATCGACAGCCAGAACGCAAAAACGTACAAAATCGTGTACGAAAATAATGGGTCAGAGGTCACGCTTAAAACCGGTACGTTGTCGGCGTATTCGAACGCGACGGTAAGTTACAATTCGAGTGTAGATAGCAAGACGTTTTCTGTCGATAATGCATGGACTGTGCGAGCATATGTTTACGACAGTTTCAACACGTCTATACCGGCAGTTGCGACCGTAATTGTGCCGACCGAGAAAACGTTCATGGATTGGCGAGCGAATGGCAATGGGCTTGCGTTTGGCAAAGTTTCGACGAAAGATGGGCTTGAAATTGCGTGGCCCTTGTTTGATCGAAACGATTTCGGCGTAGGTATCACGAGCAGATCAATCGGCGAAGGGTATGGCTATGTGAAGTTTGAAAGCGGTATGCTTTTGCAGTGGGGCACGGTAACGATCACGCCAACAGCAGCGAACACGGTTACGTCGTTGCAGATCACATTCGATCATGCGTATTCGGTGCGTCCTCACATTGGCGGCGCATTGCAGTCAAATGTCCCGCAGGTGATTACGTGGGGAGTTGGTGGAGGCACAACAGCGGCAGCAGCTCTCACGAGCATGATGCTGTACATGACGCGCACGAATGTCAATGCGACAACGTTCCGATGGTGGGCGTTTGGGCTGGCGTAAAAAAAGATGAAAATGGGGTAAAGTTATGAGTTTCATCGAGGTGCTTATGGCAATCGGTCTCCCGTCCGCAATCATTGGCGCGATTGTGGGCTTTTTCATTTGGCGTTTGCAGCGGAAAATCGACAAGGAAGCAAAGGAGCGGGAAAAGCACGAGGACGACCGGCAACAGTACGAGGATTTTCAGGTGCAGATGATTATGGCTGTTGCTGCTCTTTGCGAGGCAAACGCTAGCGCCTTGCAGAACGGCAAATGCAATGGCGAGACACACGCGGCGCTGAAATACCTGAAAGAGGTCAAACACAAGCAGCGGAATTTCCTTATTTCGCAAGGGATCGAACATCTATTTTAAGGAGGGCTTAAAAATGAAAATCAATTGGAAAGTACGTGTAAAGAATCCCGTCTGGTGGGTGCAGATTGCGCTGTCTGTGCTTACTCCGATTCTGGCGTATGCAGGTTTGACGGCATCCGACCTTACGTCTTGGGCGGCGCTTGGCAATTTGCTGCTCGGTGCAGTCAGCAATCCATACGTGCTCGGGCTGGTCGTGGTGTCCGTCTGGAATGCGGTCAATGATCCGACCACTCACGGCGTGTGCGACAGTTCTCAGGCGCTCGAATACGAAGCACCGAAAACCGAATAATCGAATGGGGGGGCAGAAATGCCTCCCTTTTTTTATGCCTGTTTTGATGTAGCAAAGTGTATAAAAAAGAGGCTGAATGTTTGGTTGTTTTGTCAATTGAAAAATACCTCAAGGGGTATATAATAAGACATGTCAAGAGGACAAGGAAGGATAAAACAGAATACTCACTGACCGATACGCTCCCGTAAGTAAGAGATGATGTAAATAGTTGCGAAAGGTAACCTTCCACTCAAGAGGACAAAGGAACACAAAGCCAACAGGCAGAAAGGAAATTGAAATGACAATTCACAAATTTCGCAAGACAAATGAAGGTGTTTATCTTTCTCCGGTGTATGTCCGGGATGATGGCAAATTCAAGATTGCATCCGTTGATCGCTGCATTTGTGGGACATGGAAACGTGTCTTCGAGGTAACCGACGAAGCGGGCGTGGTTGTTGGTACATTGCCACGTCTGAGAGATGCGAAAACCACTTACGAGGCTGAATAACATAAAAGCCGATGGGCGGCGGCTAAACCGCCCACAAAAAGGAGAGCTTGAAGATGTTTGAATGGTATTTCATCCCTGATGCAGCGGACATTGAGCGATGCAAAGGCGGCGTTTTCCCTTGCAGAAGCGGCTACACTTATGCAAAAGAAACAACGGCTATTTGGCACGGAAAGAAGTGGGCAAAAGAATGTAGGCGAACCGGTGAAATCAAAGCAGTACCGGCAAAGAAAGCGCCTGCTTCCTATATTCTTGATTACTGATTGGAGGCGAGAACGTGACACTTGAAAAATGCCCGTGTTGCAAAGGCGAGGCGAAGATGCGGCAGCATAGACCGTTCGCGGATCATGCCGCCTATCAAGTGCAGTGCGTCGAGTGCGGCTTGACGACAAAGTGGTTTCCGACAGCAGAGCTTGCGGCTGAGCATTGGAACAGGAGGGCGTAAGATGGCGAGAACGCAGGCCGAAAAGATCCTCGATCACATGTGGATGTATGGCAGCATCACGCCACTTGAGGCGTTGAAAGAATACGGCTGCATGCGCCTTGCGAGCAGGATCACAGACCTGAAAAAAGCTGGGTATGCAATCGAGCGAGAGATCATCAGCAGAAAAAACAAGAACGGCGAAACCGTGCGATATGCCCGGTATTGGCTGCGACAGAACGGAGGTGAAATGAGTGGTTAATACGCTCCTGAGATCAAGAATCGTCCTTAGAGGGACGACACAAAAAGCAGTTGCCGATGAAATGGGGATCAATTACCGAGTGTTCGGCAACAAAATCAACCGGCGAACCGTGAACGGCTACGAGGCCCGTTTCACGGATGAACAAAAGGCATGGCTTGCTGAAAAATTTCAGCTTGACGTAAATGAAATCGAGTAAAGGAGATTGAAAAAATGGGAAAATTCAAAGTCGGCGACGTGGTCAGCGTAAAGAACAAGCTCGGAGGATATAACAGGAATGTAACAGAGCTGCGCAAGTATTGCGGTGGAACGTTTGTTGTAAAGGAAAACATGATCTTCTGTGATGAAGATGGGTACGTTCTCAGGGATTGCAATGGCAAGTGCACAGATGCGGCGCTTATAGATTTGCTACTGAAAGCCTTGAGCTTTACACTGGCAAATACAAGCCCGGCGACCGTGTTATTGCCGTTGACAACATTCACGCATACCCGGATGGAGCTGCTGGCGTTATCGTTGATGTCTACAGAGCAGACCCGCGTGAAGGCAACAACGATTATAAGGTCAAATTCGACCTCGGCGGCAATTATTGGAGCAATATTCTCCGCCTTGCAGAGCAGCCCGTTATCGTTATCACTTGCGATGGGAAGACCACGACGGCAACGCTCCGAGATGGCAAGCAGGTGCTTAAAAGCGAGAGCGTGAGCCTGTACCATAAAGACACGTTCGACCATTTCACCGGCGCGGAATATGCCCTGAAAAAGCTGTTTGATAAGCCTCTGGACGAGCCGAAGCTCTACAATGGCAAGGTCGTGTGCACAAAGTCGAATTCGAAGTGGTGGACTGTTGGCAAGATTTACACCTTTGAAAATGGCGCGACTGTTGACGATAATGGCGAGATCAAACCTGTGACCGGGGAAAGATTCGCAAATTTCCGCGAGTTTCGGAGTTGGGCAAGGTTTGGCTGCACCGAAATTGATTTTGTCGAGCTGGTCGATTGATGGAGGTGCGAAAAATGACGTTGTATGAAATGACGGCAAACGCAATTTATCTGTATGACCTCCTGAGCAATGGAGACATTGACGAGCAGACCGTGAACGACAGCCTTGAGGGGATGGACGTTGCTGGAAAGCTCGAGGACTATTGCAAGGTTATCCGGCAGTTCGAGGCTGATGCAGCGGCGTACAAGGCTGAAAAAGACCGGCTCGCAGCGAAGCAGAAAAAAGCCGAGGAAGCGGTCGAAAGACTTGAGGCAGCCGTGCTTAATTATATGTCGGCAACGAATACCGAAAAGGTAAAATGCGGCGTGTTCGACGTTAAGGTCAAGCAGAGCAAAGCTGCGAACATCGTTAATGCTGATGAGATCAGCCCTGAGTACATGATCCAGCAGCCGCCGAAGATTGACCGCGCGGCGATCAGAAAAGCCCTCATGTCCGGCAAGGCGGTCGATGGCGCAGAGCTGAAAATCAATTACTCTATCAATATCAAATAAACAAAAGGAGATGCAAAAATGAATGAAATGCTTTGTGAAGTCTTGAACTTGTGCTACAAGATCAGCACAGAGAGCGAGGCGGATGTTTTCTTCGATTATATTCCGCATTGCAATGCGTATCATGTGGATGTATATCCGCATGGCTGGAAGCCGAAAACCGGCAAGCATCCACTTACCGGTAGCGTTGAGACGTTGACCGAGGAAAGCCTGAAAAATACGATCATCCAGCTCAAGGCTATTGCGATGTTCTTGGAGGTGGCGGCGTGAATTTTGGCGAGAAGAAAAGCGAATACAGCGCGAAGCATGGCGGCGAGATTCCGGTCTGGCAGTCGCCGAAATACGTGGAGGCAAAGCGCAAGGCCGTTGAGATCATCGAGAGCAAAAAATATGACTTGTGCGAGGCCGATTTCTGGATTTTGATGAATGTCACGAAGTCCGGCAAAATGGCATATACGGGGCTTATCGCAAGCCACAACGCTTGCCTCAAGATCAACGACAAGCTGCCGAGCAAATTTAATCCTGATTGCGTCACGTATGATAAGCAGGGCTATAACGGCTCGTTGGTGTTTACATATTGCAATGCGGATCAGGGCATTTACGAGGTCGGCGAGGTCAGCAGCTCGAATTGCAAAAACGATTATCCGTATGCAATGGCTTTCAAACGCCTGTTCGACCGTGTGGTCTTGAAGTTGTCGAAGCTGGCATATAGCGGCGTTTATTCTGACAGTGAAAGCGACGAGTTCACGCAGCGTTTGGAGGCTGCTCAGGACGCGCAAAGCGCCACGGAGGGTAATTATACCCGCAAGCCTGCGAAAGCTCCTGAGGCGGCTACAAATGGCGCGCAGATGAAAGTAACAAGTGACGGCGAGTTTGTGCCGACGTGTGCAGATTGCAATGCTGTTATCTCCGACAAGGTTCACGATTATTCCGTGAAGAAGTTCGGCAAGCCTTTGTGTATGGATTGCCAGCGGAAACAATGACGACGATCAAGTTTGACGGCGCAGAAATTCGTGAGGGATGGCTCTGCCTCCATCCCTCCGAATATTCCGACAAGGCGAATGCGCAGGCGTTTGTATATGGTTTCAAAGGGCTGTACGATGCCGAGCTGAAAAAGCATTTTGAAAAGAGATCACTCAATGCGAACGCCTATGCGTGGAAGTTGATAACGGAGATCGGGAACGTGTTGAGGTTGAGCAAAGAGGACGTTTATCTTGAGATGCTCAAGCGGTATGGGCAGGGCGGTGCGGTCAGCGTTCAGGCAAAATACGCTGACAGTTTCCGCAGATCATACAAGTATAACGAGAGCTTGGGCACTTCCGAGCTTAACGGCAAGATGTGGGAGCACTTCCGGTTCTGGATTGGCAGCAGCGAGTATAATACCCGTGAAATGTCGATTCTGATTGACGGCATAGTCGAAGAGGCAAAAGCGCTCGACATTGAGACGCTGACCGAAGCAGAGCTTGCGCGGATGAAAGACGAATGGAGCTGATGTCGATGAGCGATAGCATCATGCAAAACGAGAAAGAGTGCTACATAACAGGATCACGAACGAACCTGCATAAACACCACATTTTCCCCGGCAGCAGGCGCAAAGCGTCCGAGCAGTGGGGGTGCTGGGTGTGGCTGCGGCAGGATTGGCACAATGGCGCATCGTATTGCGTTCATTTCGATGCAGAGCTTTCGAGGCGCTTGAAAGCTGAATGTCAGGCAAGGTTCGAGGCGCTTTACGGTCATGATAAGTTCATGGAGGTTTTCGGCAAAAATTACATCTGATTCATGTAGCGAAGTGTACAAATTCTCCGGATAAAGTTTGTGTATTATGAGAATTGAAATATACCTCAAAGGGTATATAATAATGCTTGTCAAGAGGACAAAGACACAAACAAAAAACAAAAGGAGATCATGAAAATGAGCAAAAGATTTTATGCAGTGCAGCATGGAGACGACTTCGCGAGTGATTATGGCAGCAGCGTCAAGCGCGAGGCTATGAAGATGGCGAGAGAGCTTGCAAAGGAATATCCCGGCGAAGAAATCCGCATCTGCCTTTGCAGAGAGGACGACGATTTCTGCGAGGGCGAGATCATCGTCAAAGCTGGAAGCCGATAAACAAAAGCCCGCCCCGGAGGTTACGAGGGCATTAAAACGAAACGATGAATGATGAAAAATATTTGTTTGTCTCCGATGTAGCTGAAAAGAAGCGGACTGCGAGAGGCATCCATAATAAAAGGACGCATGCAGGCAAGGGCGGGAGCGTAAAATTTCCGTCCGATTACATGAGTAAAAAGGAGATCAAAGCTATGAGCGGCGAGGTGAAATCTTATCGGATGAATGATCCGATCACGTGGGGCGAATTCAGGGCTATGCCCGACGACATTAAAGCCCTGTATATCAAAGCGTTGCGTTAAAAGTTCGGCGCACCTGACAGGGCGTTGTACGAAATGCTTGGAACTACAAGATCAAACTTTTCGTATGTCATGAATCGAATCGGCTGCCCGGCTGGGAGACGGCATGATAAAGTCTTTGACAAAGACGGCTTTGAAAATTGGCTGCATGGTGGGGACGAAAGACTGGTCGAAGCAGTTGAAGAAGCCGAGCCTGTAGAAAGTGCCGTGGAAGATCAGGACGTTGACCTGAGCGAAAAAGAGCGGCTGCTCAACGAGATTGATTTCCAGCATGAGCAGATCATGCGACTGACAAAGGAAAATGAAATTCTCAAGGCGAAACTTGAGATCGTGTACTTGATTTTTGGAAATGGGGATATGAAAAAATGAAAATGTTCGGAGATCCTGAGACGAAAAAGAAGTTTGATAAGGGTGCGGCTTTCATTGTTTTTAACATTGGGCGCGCGGCGTTGCTTTTTGGGGCTGGGTGGCTTTTGAGCTTTGTGCTGTGGCTGGTGTTCAAGCTGTTCGGTGTGGCGTAAGGGGGTGCAAATATGGATGCGCTGAAATTTATCGAAGAACGGAACCGGATGTGTTACCGATATTGGAAGGCAGATGGCGATTGTGATGATTGCCCGCTTGTTTATACGAGAGAATGCAACGAGATGCGTAACATGGTCGATGATTCCGGCAAGGCTGTTGGGAAGGTCGTGGAAATCGTCGAGAAGTGGTCAAAGGAGCATCCGCGCAAGACGCGGCAGGACGTGTTTCTGGAGCAGTGGCCGGAAGCGGGATTGGTTGATGGCATCATCGATGTTAATCCGTGCCGTCTCGTGGCGGCTTTTCGGCTCGGGCAAGAGTGCCACAAGACTTTTTGCTACGATTGCCGCCGCGAGTTCTGGATGCAGGAGGTGGAGGGGAATGAGTGAAAGACAAGAACACCGCCAGAGACTTAACGCCAGGATTGCATACGCCGCCGCTATTGAGTGATGGGCGAAGAATCAGCCGCCACGCATTCGGTTCTTTGCCGTCAGACGCTGGCTGAAAGAGATGCCGAGGAAGGAGAATTTTTATGCGGATGATTGATGCAGACAACGCACTGGAATTGTTCCGGGCAGAGTACCAGAATACGGAAAATCTGATAAAGCAAGGCGAAAAGCAGCTTGATAGCCTTGCAGAGGGGTACACGGAAGCGGCGCACATAATCAAGCGCATTTCGCCAACCGTGGATGCGGTGCCGGTGGTGCATGGACGGTGGAAGTTGCTGCACAAAGGGGGTTGGACTAGCGTCTTTGTGTGCTCTGTGTGCGGGCGGCGAGAAACAATCACAGAAAGCGAATCGTATAACTCGCAGCATAAAATGCCGAAGGAATATCCGTATTGCCACTGTGGCGCGAGGATGGACGGTGATAGTGATGCGCTTGATTGACGCGGACGCCGCGCTGCGCAGCCTGTCGGATGATCTGCCGTACAAGGGCAGTGCCCGGCGGGTGCTGACACAGGCGCAGACGGTGGATGCCGTGCAGGTCACGCGGTGCATGGACTGCGAAAGCGCGCGGGAGCTTACCCAGCACGAAAGCATTTATCTGGCCGACGGGGTCTTGATCTGCACAAACTGCGAGGTGTCAGAAGGCTGCCGCCTCCCTGTATGGCCGCAGCATTTTTGCGGATACGGCAGGAAAAAGGACGGCAGCGAAGAAGACGTTGTTGAAACCGCGCCGATTGTCAGATGTGAAAACTGCATGTATTGGGTATCCGGCAAGAACGAGTGCGAGAGCTGGGAATGGTGCAAGATGCTGAACACGGATATGCCGCCGAATGGATTTTGCTATCTCGGCGATCGAAAGGATGACGACGATGCCAAAGAGAATTAACCCGCGCCGGAGACCGGCAACGATGGCAGACGTGCAGCGTGCAAAGGACGCGGCGACGGCGGATGCCTGCCGCGTGACGCTGGCGATCTTTTTCACAGCTCTGCTGGATAAAGAGGGAATGGAGGCCGAGCAGCTGCAGCGCATCTGGCGTGAGGTCGAGGCGCTGAGCGAGAGCGTGCGGGATGGATATGTCTCCGCACCGGACCTGATCCGCGTGCTGCGGGAAGAGTACGAGATTGATATTATAGGCGGATAAAGCATTTAATGCTGGAATGGATGGTGACGAAAATGGCGAGACTTAAAAAGATTTGCGGCGATGATGTGGTGCAGATCAAAACGCCATACGGATTGCTTGCGAATAATATCATTATTCAGGCTATTTCGGATTGGGAAAACCTCGTAACCGGTGTGCTGTGCGAAACGGCAAAAATCAATTTCGGCGAGCTTCGAGTATTTTTCCGGGATGGTTTTTGCGATGCATTGTTGGCTGGAACAGACCTCACCGGCGAATACATCTTGGACGCGCTCGAGGACATGAAGAAAGCGAAAGAATACGGAATGTCGCCTGCGACATGGAGGAAGCGAAGAAGTGGAAGAAATCAGGCTAAGGCGAAACGTTGCGGGAGGCTACACAGTTTCCGTTAATGGAGATCAGAAAGACTTCGAGAGCTGGCAGGAGCTTTTGAAATATTTGAACGAGATAGGAGCGTGAAAAATGAACGAACGAGTATTTGACACGGGTGCGGTGCGTGACAGTGCGGCAGGAAAAGGACGGTACGACCTCCTGCCGTGGGGCGCGATCCATGCATTAGCGCAGCATTGTGAACGAGGTGCAGAGCATTACGGCGAGCGCAATGTCGATAAGGGTATCCCGCAGCACAGCCTCATCGACAGCGGCATCCGGCATCTGTCCGAGTATGTGCAGGGCGACGGCGAGGATCATCATCTTGTAGCGGCGCTCTGGAATATCGCATGGGCGGTCGAGCAAGAACTCAAACGCCCTGAAATGGTGGACTTGCCCGAGCGGAATGAAAAATCGGGCGTAGCGTATTGAATGGAGGTTGACACAAATGCTTAACAAAATCGTCATTATGGGGCGGCTCACTCGTGATGTAGAATTGAGATATACGCAGAGCGAAAAGCCCGTTGCATCGTTTACGCTTGCTGTCGAACGCGATTATAGCGGCAGCAGAGACAAGCAGACGGATTTTATCGACTGTGTGGCGTGGAATAACACGGCTCAGTTCGTCGATAAGTATTTCGGCAAGGGCAGCATGGCTATCGTCTCCGGTCGCTTGCAGCTCAGAGAATGGACTGACAAGGACGGAAACAAGCGCAGGACGGCGGAAGTTGTTGCCGAGAGTGTTTACTTCGGTGAGAGCAAAAAAGC